GGTGTGATGTAGAATGTGATATCAATGAACTCTAAAGATTTAGTTGGTTTAATGTAAATCTTACCTGTCATTTGATTTCTATCTAAATCAGCCGTGTCTGATGAAACAGTTACTCGGAAATCGTAAAGACCTCTATCTCTTCTGATTGAATCCAAGATAGGATTAACCGCATTTAAGAAATCTTGTCTTACTTTTTGGTCGTTTTGTTCGAACAACAATCTCACTGAAACCGCTGAAATCAACTTACGAGCTTGTAATAACAATCTTCTTACGTTAATTCTGTCTAATGCAGATTCTCTAATTTGAAGAGTTTTATTACCCCAAATTACTGTACCTACGTCTGAGAATGTTGCAATTGGGTTAATTCTACCTTTGTAAAGAACGTCTCTATCTTCTTGAGTCAATTTCTTACGAGCCTTAACTGCATTTACGATACCTCTTGTATAACCTGCAGCTGCGAACCAAGGGAATGCGATGTTATCAGTTAATGCTAAGTTTCTTGTTACCTCAGCAGTTGGTGGTAAGTAAATTTGAGTATTATTAACACTATCTCTTGTTAATACCCAAGGGTAGTAAGTTGCCGTGTAGTTTGAATCAATTCCCGTACCTTCCAAATTATCAACCGCCTCTTGAGGGTAAATTAAATCATCAGGACTGAATGTTGGTGTAAACATTTGAGTATCAGGTGTTGTACAGATATAGATTGAATCAGCTCTATCATTTTCAATCATATCAATAGCGTTTTCTACCATATCTGAGTGGTTAACATAATCAACACCAGGTGTTGCAAATACATTAATATTAACCGCTTCAGGGTTAGAGAAACTTCTTTGACCTAACATATATGCGTAATAGTCAGTATTACCCCAATCTTGAGTATTATCACCAACACTGATTTGTTTAAACGCTCCCCAACCTGTAGCCGTAGGATATTTAACTGAAGGACAAGAACCTTTTAAGTAACCACTTCTACCTAATGCAAATCTATCAGTATTTGTTCTTGAATCTCTATAGATATCCCATCCATCGAAACCACCAGCAACTACTAATGTGAATTTACGTGCGTAAAGTCTGTAGTATGGGTTAGATTCATTTGAAGGGTCAGAACTAAACTCAGCATTACCTGTGTAGAATTTAGTGGTAGCACTTGTGATAGCACTCATCACAAACTTATTAGTTTGTTGGTCTAAAGTTTTTTCGTAGAATGTGTTATTAATTGTGATAGCAGATGCTCTGTTATCCATATGGAAACCTCTTGTTTTGGTATCCCAAATGTTACCTGAAACTGCCGTACAAATATCTAACGGTAATTGTTTACCTTTGTAATTAACAAAGTCAATATCATATCCTACAGTATCAGAGATACCTAAATAAGTTCTTCTAACATTATCACCCGCAGTTCTAATTGTATCATCAGCTCCTGAAGATAAACCGAATGGTGGGTTATAAATTACTTCACCTGGAAAATCATACTTTGTTTTGAAAATTGGGAATGGAGAACGTGCTCCGTTATATGTTCTTGTATTGTAACCGTCAAAACCACAAGGTAACGCATCTATTGGTGCCTCCTCATTAACTTCAACCATTATGTATTTTGAATTCAATTGGTATTCACCATCAAGTGTACCAATTTTCTTTGCAATATAGTTATTTTGATTTGGGTCCATTGAACAGTTAGTGAATTTTTCAATAACTTGTGGTGCAGAATCCGTGTCAAAGTAATCTCTAACCATTACATCAAAAGTACCATTTCCAAATGAAATATTTGCAATTGAAATTTTAACTTCCATATTCGCAGCATAACCATCTGAAATTGTTATAAATTTGAATAAGTTATAAACTTTATTACCTCTTAATTCAGATACAACCCAAGGTGATTCTGGTGATTGATATTTCTCTAAATAGAATCCGATTGATGACGGGTCATTACCTTGTCTTGCGTTAGGTAAAGAAATTAAATCAGGACTTAAACCTCTGATGTATCCTTTTCTCCAAGCGTAATTTAATAATGCTTGATATCTTTCCTCAACAAATAACGGAACTGATGTTCTATCTTTACTGAAGTTACTCATACCAAATAATTTAGTAATATATCTAGAATCAGAATTAGATAATGAAGTTTCAAATGAATAATTAGTACCCGTTCTACCTGTTGCATTTATTAAGAATGTTGAGTAAGGGTTTTTAGTAACACCTGAATAAACACCTGACATATCTAAACTTACTTGAGTTAAACCAGATACTTCATATACCGCACCATCATCATTACTATAATTAGCAAGACCTCTTGAACGTAAAGTTGTAACAACTAAATCATCATAATCTTTATATGATTCACCGTCAAAATAAATAAAATTACCAACAACAGTACCACTGAAACAATTTGTTATTGAACCTGTGTTAATACTACCTGTTGTACCTGTTGTCGCTGGGTTACAAGCATCATCATTTGTAATACATACTAACCAATTATTAGTAACCGTATTATCCTCAGATGTTAATGTATAAGTTAAACAAGTTGTGAAATCATTTGATGTTACACCACTTACTTGTGAAACACTACTAATCTCAACATTTGATGTACAAGCACTAAATGAAGAAACAATTTGTGTTGGTGAAATTAATAAGTTATCAGGAAGATAAACATATATTTCTTTTGTGTTATAATTAATGTTACCAACAGTCGATGAAATTGTAAGAATATCTAATGTTGCAACACCATCACCACCACTTACTGTTACACTGTCACCAACTTGATAACCTGTACCAGCCGAATAAATCGTAGCTCCTGTTATAACACCACTACCATCAACTTGAATATTAACAGTTAATCCAACACCATCACCTGTCGTTGTTGTTGCAACGTCAGTACCGTTTGAATAAGTTGAACCACCGTTGTTAACTTCAAGAGTAGTTACGTGACCGTTTACACTATAATTGTAGAATGATGCACAGTTTGATGCACTTGATGTTTGAGTTAAACCTGTTACATATGTATAAAAAGATGAACCTGTGTATTGACCACCACCAATATTGTCAAACATTGCGTAGTACCAAGCGTCATTTAATCTATCAGTATAATCAATTTCTTCTTCAATAAGATTTGTTACTTCGAATACATCAGTTCTTGCACTATAACCATTACTTGTGTTACCTGTGTAATAATCATTAGGAACTGCCCCGAAATAATAAATTGAACTATCTGCAGTTGATGGTGTAACCATTGTGTTAAACACTTGTGTCTTAATTTGACTCATCAACGTACTAACATCACCATTAAATTGTTCGAAAGGTAAATTTAATTTAGCGTTTAATTCAGGTGGAAATGGAGTACCATTTGTCATAGTTATTGTTGTTGCACCATTAGTACAACCTGTGAAAGTCATAGTAAATGCCGAATTCAAATAATTACTACATACCAATTCACAATTAATTGTTTGAAGACCTCCCGGTTCACACATTGGTACTATCGTTGTTGGGTCAACATTTGCAATCGTTTTAATTGACCAAGAAGGACCTGCGTCATAACCCGAAAGACCTAATATTCTAGTTACGAACAATTGATTAGATTGTTGTAAGTAAGATTTAGCGATGTATGCCGCCTCATATTTAGGGATTTGGGTGTTTACAAATTTCTCAGGTGAAGTTCCTCCAAAGAATGTTGAGAATTCGTCAAAGTTACGGATAAAAATAGGTTCGAAAGCTGGACCTTTCAAAGTCTCACCTACGATACCTAATGTAGTTACCCCTACACTTTGAGCTACGAAACTCAAATCGACTTCAGAAGTATAAACACCTGGCGAAACGAATACTTTACTGTTTGTTGCCATTATTTTTTGTTTTTTTTCTAAAAAGATTTATTTATTTCATAAATATTCAGAAAAAAACCAAAATACTTTACTTTGTTTGAACTATTTATATTTTAGGTAGAATATTTTCTTCCTTTTTTATACTATGTCTGAAGATAATAAAAAAGTAAAAAATTTAAAAATTAGTGAAGAGGTTCACGAAATTTTGAAAAACTATTGTGATAAAAGAGGTATAAAAATATACCGATTTTTAGAGAAATTAATTGTTGAAAAGTGTAAAGAAAAAAAAGATATTTACGGTGAAAATTAAAGTAACGTATTGTTAAATTTAATAGTTGCGTTATCCGTAATATCAGTTTTTGTTACAACTAATTTCAAGATATCACCATAATTTATTTGAATTTCACTAACGTCGTTACCGTAATATTGGTTATTAATGTACACCTCAAAAGTGGTTACGTTAACCATATCACCTAAGTTTAAATTAACATTATACTCAAATAATTGAGTTATGGTGTTATTACCTGCAACAAACAATACACTTAGTTCAGTACTGTTAGGATTTGTGTCAGGTTTATTTTGTTTTCTTGATTTATTAGTGTCGACTTCATAAACTTGTAATAAACGATTTATTGCTGGTGAAACCTCAAATTCGTCCTCATCTATTAAAAACCCTAACATTGTGAAATCATAACTTTGTACGTAATATCTTCTTTTCTCTAAATCGTTAACCGATTCATCAGTTATACCCATATTTAGGATTGGGATATAATGACCTTTAATATTTGCGTAGGCTTGTCTCGATGCGAATTTTTCTAAAATAATTTGATTGAACTTATTCAGTTCTCTCATTCTGTTACACACTATCTTAACTTGATATTGTATATCAACAGGAACAGGTTGAGGTATTTTGTAAATATCCATACCATTTCTTTGACCGTCCCAAGTTGGAACCTGTGCGTAAAAATATTGTCTTCTATTAGGTATATTATAAACAGTTGCAGGATTTGAACCGTATTTTACTTCAGGTATTCTGACAACAGTTATGAATGGGGGTTCAACGTTTTTATCTAAATTTTGAATGTCCCAAGTTTCAACAAACTGAGACCAATTTTGTGTTGTGATTAAAATATCAACCATAGGGATGGTCTTACCTTCAATAACCGTTTTTAAATCATTTTTAACGAAATCTAAAAAACCTTTATCTAAATCGGCATGTAATAATGATTTAGGGAGGTAAGTACCGTCCCTATTAATTTTATCCAATAACTCATACCTTCTTGGTAATAAAGTTTTTTCTTCAGTTAATGGAATGTTTTTTTTTAAATTATTTTTTTTAGGTAACCCCATTGTTTAATTATTTTGGTGTGTTATCGTAACCACATTTATGACAAATGTATTGGTCAGGTTTACCTTCTTCAACAGTCCAATCCCAATTCCAATTACATTTACCACAAAAAATTTCATTTTCTATGATACTCTCAATTAACTTTAATTGTCTTTCAGTTATTACAATTTTCATAGTCCTCTAAATTCGTTATTTGTTACAGGTGACGCTCCAATACTTCTATAAAATGGTTTGTAACCACCATAGGTATGTTTATTATCAGAAACAATCCTACCATCATTATTAACTGTATAATATCTAATAACATCTTCAGTTTCATAATAACCAATATAATCACCAAAATTAATATCTATACCCAATTCATCTAAATGTCTTTGATATACACCAATTTTAATATTACCAGGTTCAAACTGTTCGATTTTAGAATTACCTATCATTTTGTTCTCAGGGGCTAAAACTTGAACATAACCTTTAAACTCAACAGGTGGTAAGAATTTAATACCATCACTAACAGTTTCACCATAAACATCATCTGTTTTGGTTTTAATTCTATCAATTTGATATAACACTAATGTGAAATTCATATCACCGTGTAACCATTCTTCACCCATATTCAAATCAAGGTTATAATCTTCACCTCCGAAGAATTTACCTAAACGATTTATTGGAACTCTATTGTTTGACATATTGATAAATATCATAATATTTATTATTTTATAAAAAACAAAATGTTTTGGAAGATAAAATCATTACTATAGAACAAAAGGCAATACATATTCTTGAATCATATTCAGGGGCAAATAACTATATTTTAAAAATAAAAGAACAAAAAGTTAGAAATAAAAACTTTTACCCTACAAGGTCTCAATCAGATTATATTATTAACTATTCTGAAACTCAACCAAAGGTTGCTAAAAAATGGGTAGAACTTGACCCTTATTTTGCTAAAAAAATCGCCAATGATAACTTATTCACGGAAATACCTAAACAAATTTGGGTTGAAAAATTATTAGTTGAGAAAGATAAGTCGTACCATATTTGGGGTAAATATTATGATTCAGAATTAGTTCGTGATTTATGGTTACCTAAAGGGGCATTGTTAAAAACACATAAAATTGAAGAGGTTAATATTGATTATACAAAGTATTCTCATCGTCCCCCATTAGAACATCAAAAAATTGCAATAGAATCATTGGCAGGTTCTAAACGTTATATTTTGGCGGATGATATGGGTCTTGGTAAAACAACCTCAACAATCATAGCGGCATTAGAAACTGACGCTAAAAAAATATTAATCATTTGTCCTGCAACTTTAAAAATCAATTGGCAAAGAGAAATTGAGAATTATTCTAACAGACCTGTTTATATTTGTGAAGGTAAAAACTTTTCAACAGAACATGATTTTGTTATAATAAATTACGATATTATTAAAAACTTTTACGACCTCAAAAATAAAGAAAATTCTTTAATTACTAAATGTAATTTTGATTTAGTCATCATTGATGAGGCTCACTATATACAAAACGCTCAGGCACAGAGAACTAAATTAATTAATAGTTTTGCTAAAGATGTGAATCGACTTTGGTTATTAACAGGAACGCCTATGACCTCAAGACCGATGAACTATTTCAATCTATTAAATTTAATAGAAAGTCCCGTGGCACAAAATTGGATGGCTTACGCAATTAGATATTGTCAAGGTTATCAATTTAACGCAGGAAAAAGAAAAGTTTGGAATGTGTCTGGAGCGTCTAATTTAGAAGAACTAAGAGACCGCACATCAAGACAGGTATTGAGAAGATTGAAAGAGGATGTGTTAGATTTACCTGACAAAATTATTACCCCCGTTTATCTTAGATTAAAATCTAAAGAATACGAAACTGAAGTGGGGGAATACTACGATTGGTATGAAAATAAAAAAGAAGAGTCTAAATCATTAACAATACAGTTTAGTAAGTTAATGAAAGTTAGACAGATAATTGCGGAAGAGAAAATTAAATATACAATAGAATTAGCCGAAAATATTATAGAACAAGGTAAAAAAGTTATTATTTTTACTAACTTTACAGATACTTTAAGAAAAATACACGAACACTTTGGAAAACAATCGGTTTACTTAGACGGTTCTTGTACTAAACCTCAAAGACAATATGCCGTGGACCAATTCCAAGAGAACGATAAAATCAAAGTGTTCGTTGGAAACTTGAAAGCTGCGGGTGTTGGAATTACTCTCACCGCTGGTGAGGCTTGTATTATGAATGACTTATCATTCGTCCCTTCAGACCATTCACAAGCTGAAGACCGAGCTTATAGATACGGACAAAAATCTAACGTATCAGTTTATTACCCAATATTTGAAAACACAATTGAAGGTATAATTTATGATATGTTAACAAACAAGAAAAATATCTTTGAAACGGTGATGGGGGATAATATTGAGAAAGGTGACATTGTAGAACAGATGATGAATCTCATAAATCAAAGGAGATAATTCAAACCTTCCGCTTATTTATGTTATATAAAATAAGCGATATGAATGTAATCGAAGAAAGAGTTGAACAAATTAATAAACAACTAAATGAGATTGAAGTTAAGAAAAACAAAGAATTGTTCTTAACTGAAATGAAGAAAATTGGAATTGAAAAATTACCCTACTCCTATACTGCCTTAAAACAATTTATTGATGCGGAAACAATGTCATACCATTATAATAAACATTATAAAGGTTATGTTGAAAAGTTAAATAAAGCATTATCAAAAGGTAAATACGGTGATTTAGAACTTGAAGATATTATAAAAAATATTGGTAAGTACAATAAAACAATACGAAACAATGCCGGTGGTGCTTTTAACCACGCGTTATTTTGGAAGATGTTAACCCCAACAACACAAAAACCATCAGGTGAAATCTATAAAAAAATTATATCACAATATAAAACTTTAGCAAACTTTAAAACTAAATTTGAAGAAGTTGCAAAAGATGGATTTGGGTCAGGATGGGTTTGGTTAGTTTTATCAGGTAATAACACATTAAAAATTGTAACTACACCAAATCAAGATAATCCATTAATGAATATTATTAAAAATGGGGGTTATCCTTTATTAGGTCTTGATTTATGGGAACATGCTTATTATTTAAAATACCGTAATAAAAGGGACGAATACATTAAAAACTTTTGGAAGTGTGTGAATTGGGAATTTGTAAATCAACTTTATTCAATGAAAATTAAAAAACCAATCACTGAGAGTATAAGGATTAATCAATTAATTATGGAACAAAAGTCTGAAAAATGTAGTCCATCAATTACTGAAGAAATTAGAAAAGTTTTTAACTCTAACCCTACTGTAAAATACATATACAAACAATCAATTGATAGAATTCTTAAAGAAGTATTTCCTGACAATTATTATGGTGTTAATGAATATGGTGAAGGTGAAATGTCAGGTATCTATGATTTAGAAACTAAAGGAAGGTCAGTAATTAATAAATTAAACACTAACTATAGTTGTTTTTGTGTTCTTTTAAATGACATAAATACGGTATTAAAAAGAAAAGGTGTTGAACCAATTTATTTAATTGGTAAATCAAAAACAGAACAAAACAAAGGTACTGAAAAGTTTGTTGCGGTCATTGATAAGTTTAAAGAAAGAATTTTTAACACTGAATCTTCAACATTTTTAAATTTAATGTCAATATTAAATCAAACTAATAAATGGGGTGATGCTCGTGAAGATTTAGTTGTAAAAAAATTAAAACCAATTTTTGGTGATAAAAATGTTACTAAAGTCGGACAATTAGGGAGTCGTGAAGATATGATTGGAGGTATTGATTGTGAAATTAATATTGATGGTGTAAAAAATACCGCACAAATTAAACCATTTACTTACACTAAAAATATGGAAGGTTTTGTTAGTGTTTTTGGTTCAGGTAATGTTAAGAAATATAATACTGATTTATTAATCTTTGCAAATAGTAAAGGACAGATTTTAGTTTTTAAAAATAGTGATTCTAAAATCATTAATGGAACTTTTGTTTTTCCTGAAAACAATTTAATTTACACAGTAGATTGATATTTATATAGAAAACAATATCATGTCAGTAATATCAGAACCACATAGAAGTGAGTTATATCGTAAAGTTAGACACTTACTTGGAGCACCATTACGTTCAGTCGAATTAGATGATGAACAAATGGATACTTTGTTAGAATTCTCAATTGATGATTATTCAGAACAAGTACAAAATTGGTTAATTGAATCTCAATGGACTTCACTATATAATTTAAATTTAGATACACAATCTCTGTCAAGAGCATTTGTAACTAAAAGTTTAGATTATGAAACAAGATACTCTTATGCCTATTCTAAAATAGTTGGTTTACAGGCAGGTGGTGATTGGGTACTAAAGAAAGATTACATTGAGTTAAAACAAAATCAACAAATTTATGAGATTCCCGCAAATAGAGAGATTAACGAAGTCCTTTGGTATTCACCAGCGGAATTAAATAATCCAATGTTTGACCCTTGGTCTTTTGGTGCGTTAGGTGCCGGAGGTGGTCTTGGTGGTGGAGGTGGACTTGCTCAGATGGGTAATACCGGAGGTAGTTTCTTATTAATGCCGGCTTTCGACATGTTATTAAGAATGCAAGAAATTAATATACAAAGAAGAATTATTACAGGTGATTTAACTTATAAAATTACGGCATTACCTGATGGTAAAAAGGCTTTACATTTAATGCAAACACCTGGTGGTAAATTTGACTTTGGTAGTTCTGCAATGAAGAGAGGTAAAGTTTGGTATCATTACTACGATGTAGGACCTGACGATAGAGATAAATGTTTAAAGGAAAATCCTGATATAATCAAATTACCTTCGGATGTGCCATTTGATAAAATGTATTGGACTGATTTAAATCAACCGGCTCAAGTTTGGGTTAGACGTTGGTTTGTTGCATCTTGTAAAGAAACATTATCTAAAGTTAGAGGTAAGTATAGTGGTAATTTGAAAACACCTGATTCTGAATTAACAATGGATTATCAATCTTTAGCAACTGAAGGTAAAGATGAAAAAACTAAATTAATTGAAGAGTTGATTGGTGCTGAAGGTAAATTAACGAGATTAAAACCTGAAAAGGTTATGGAACGTGAAGCGTTAATTGCTGAAAATTTAAATAAACAAATGAAATTTAGAGCGATGCCAAGAGGTATCTATGTTATTTAATATGGAACATCCAAGAAATACTGAAAAAAAACGAATTAGTGAAAAATATTATTTAAGAGGTTTAGGTAATCCTATTAGTAGAATTGTAAGAGACGATTTTTATAAAACAGACGGTGAATATTTTATAGTAGTTAAAGATGTTGAAAACTGTAGGTTACAACTTGACTCAAACACAACTAACCATATTAGAATTAAAGCATTATCAAAAATATTGGTTTCCCCATTAGTTGGTAGTATTGATGAAGAATATGATGAAATATTAATGGAAATTGGTTCTTGTGTTGAGTTCTTACACATTGAGGGTGTTTGGTATATTGTGTCGTCTGACGGATTGAAACTGAATTAGTTAAGTTCACAGAGGGAAATTGACTTCCCTCTGTGGAATTATACATATTGTTCATATCCTTCGCTAGCCAAATCGTAAATATAATCAGGACTAACGTTGATGTTTTTCCAAAATTCAACTTCCTTATCAGTGATTGTTAATAAATCTTCAACAGTGTCTTGGTCTTCAGGTTTAAATGGTAAACCATTAGTTAATCGACATTGGTCTGTTGTAAAGAAACCACGTTGTTCAGGGTCAGTTACTAATAAATTCTTTCTAATTTCATCATTAAAAACAATTAGTAAAGGTTCAATACGTTTATTGAATGTTGTAATTGCTCTCGGAACATTATACTCACCTAACATATCAGGATTATTTTCTATATCAGATGTGTTAAGAATATAACAGTTCAATTTAACTGTTGAATCTGTATTATCTGCGTTTGCTAATCTATATGCTTGGTCAGTTGAAATACCTGTATTGGCATCCTTATTTTCGGCATCACTACGAACCCAATTATCATCACCCCAAGATTGTTCCCAACCATTTTCTTTTAAGAACTTAGATTTTTCTTTATGGGTTTTATTATCAACATAAAACAAATCAACTTGGTCATCACTCCATCCTTTTTTAGGTTTATTAACTTTTTGAACATCACCGTGAGATGGTCTAACACCGTTATTAACATAATAGATAACATCACCTAACTGAACATTCATATTATGTTTAATCGCCAACTCCATATGAGCCATTCTTGACATAGAACCTCCCGATTTTGTTTTTTGAGTTGTTCTTGTGATATAATCCTTAATAGATAATTTTACTTTAGCCCTTTGAGCGATTTGCATCAATGGGATTTCTTGATTAAAGATTTTAGTAACATATTCATAATACCACTCAACAAATTCTTTACCTTGTCCTTCTAATAAATGGTTAACCCCTTTATCTAAAAACTTCTCAATATACAATGGTAACTTTTTGGATTTGATGGTATTACCTGTTAATTTAACTTTCCCTTTATGTTCCATAGTTGCATAGTTCTTTCTTGCTAAGTTTATACATGATTTCCAAGTACCGTCACAGTCAAGACCCATAGCCCCTCTCATAAATAAATCGTTAAACTCAGCAACATCAGCATCATACCCTGTGTATTCTTTACCTTCTTTAACTAACCAATTCAGACCTTTACCAACATATCTTCTATCCTCAACACCCCCTTCAGGTAATGAGAAGTTCATACCATCGGTATCACATACAAGTGGTGTGTAACCTCTTTTACGGAAAAACAATAACATTTGTCTTAGATACTGTCTTCCTGTACAAGTAATCTTCTCACCTTTATCCATATCTCCCCAAGCAAATACTTGTGGTGCGGATAATGCACCGAATAGGGAGTTGATGAAAATTTTAATCGGTAACTGCTTACGGTCATATTTAAGTGATGTCTTTTTATCCTTACTTTCCCATTCTTTAGCCAAGTTCTTGTACATAATACGAGAGTTACGGAAATATGCTAACATTCCTTTCATCGCACCTGTAACGTCACACTCAGGAAACACATCATGTACCAACTGAATTGATGGATATAGAGACGAGTAGTCAAGTTTTAATACATCTTTCGAATAACCAACCATTAACAGACGAGAAAGTCCTCCTACAAAGTCCCTTTTCTCTTGTTTCTTGGGGATTGCTAATTTGTGTTTGTAAGACCATGCTAACATAATCATTTTCCACAATGTTGCAGTTCCCATTGTTGAAACTCGTTCATAAGTTGTTGGTACTAAAGATGCTAATAGAAACGTTCCTTGGTTGAATTCCTCATCGACCAATAACGTTTCCTCAAGGTCATCGTCAAGATAACGCTCAACTAATTCATCACCTTTAATTTTAATATAAACATCAGGATGACGTTCACACACCTCATCAATCTTTTCACTAAACCCAACTTTTTTATACTTACCGTTTTCCACATTTAACCAAAATTCTTCTTTTTCGGCGTAATATGGTCCGATATCTAAGTGGTCAATATATACACGGTCTTTCGCTTCAGCATCAATATACTTTGTGATATATTTCAAACCTGCGGATTTAATACCTGAGTTAATTGCTTGAGCTCTACGAACTGAATGGATAATGTCAATTACATTATAACCCCACATACCAACTTGGTTATATCTCTCAACCTCATTAGCTAGTTTTAATAAGTTTTCAGACTGTTTAATAGGATTCTTAGGGTTCAGTGTCTTACAGATTCTTTTAATGTCTATATGAAGTGATTTACATCTTTCAAATATCCAATACCAGTCAAAGTTTGCAGAATTATACCCACCAATAATACTTGGTTTTATTTCATCAATCGTATTAAAGAATTCTACTAAACCTCTACGTTCTTCATCTTCATTTGAACATTCAATAACTTTCTTAAATCCTTTATTGGTTTTCATTCCAATCATAAAGATACGACCGTCTTTAGGTTCTAATGCGGTCGTCTCTAAGTCGAATCCAAACCTCGTAAGGTCATTGTATTCTTCAAATCCTTTAAATAATCTTTTTTCTCGTGAAATTAAGTATTGTTCTACGGGAGGTAGAATCATAATTTTATCTTTAGCCTTTTCACCCCAAGGTTCAATACCACCTTCTTTGAAGAATTGAATTAATGAACGGTAACCTTTTAAAGATTTAACCATATATTTTAAACCTTCTTCTAATCTATCGTTTGGGGTTCCATCTTCATTCTCGGTTCTTAAACGTTCAATGATGATATTATGTTTGGACATACCAGCTTTTTGTTCATGTTTGGATGAATTATAAAAATTCAAACCTCTTAGGTCACCAACCCACGCAAATGCGGTAAATGTATCTTTTTTGATTTCTTTTCCTTTACCAGGAATCTCTTTAATTTTGAAAACACAGTCGGACGCATAGTCAAATTCTATTGCAACAATGTGTTCTTCAGGGTCATTACCTTCTAAGAAGGTTTTGATTTCTTCTTCACTAATCATATACTTTATTTTAAATGGTTCATTAGCTGCCGTAACCAAACGACATTTACCTTACTTAATAAAGTATATGATTAAAATGGGTTATTGTCAATTTCTAACTATATGGTATGATGTGTAAATTTTTAAATCATTTTCCTGAAATGTGTTTAAAAGTGTACTCATTACAATTTTAAATTCATTAAGGTCAAACACTTTACCCTCATTAATTTTATCCACCCATATATTATCATCTAATGACAATAAAAATTTTTGGTCTATATTTCTTTGTATTTTTTTAAACATTGTTCTTTTATTTATATACGATTATTTCAACAGGGGTATTATTTAAACTATCTGAAACTAAACCTAAACTTGGGTCCAATACGTATAATATACCTGCTAATATTTGTCTATCTATAGTTGTTAATAAGTTAGGTATTTGTGGTGTAAAACCGTAAGGTATTGTTGGTTGAGCATTCATATATGATGTTTGTGGTATTAAATTATTATCATCAGGATAAAAAACAACTACACCATCTAACACACCAAAACCTGGATATTCAGGTATTATGTTAAAACCCAATGTATTTTCTAGTACATACACAATTAAATCACCTTGTGAAGTAATTTGTGAACTAACCCAAGTTGATGGATAAAAATAATCGGTATTTGTTGAACCTGTAACTTTAAAAACACAACCTGTTGTATTCATAACACCTGATAATAATTGACCTATGTTTGAAAAATCATCACCTGCGGTATAACTATCAATAGTATAAATCTCACCTAATATTAAACCACCATATAAATCAGGGTCAGTTACCCCTGTAAATGTTCTAGGTCCTGTTTGTGTTAATAACGCCTTCCATTTTTTAATTGGCTCTAATGTATTTTGAGTGGCTTTAAATGTTTCACCTGAATAATATACCGGTATGTATGTACCCGCACTGTAACTACTTAATAATGGTAATTCGTTAATTGTTTTTCCTGTTAAACTCATTTTTTTTCTTTTTTATATAAATATTATTTTATCCGATTTTAATGTCATGTGTCCCACTAATTCCTTCCAACCCAATATCTTCAACATAAGTAATATTAGAATTATTCATAACTAATTTATTAGCGACAGCATTTTCAATATAACATCCAGGGTCATCAGACATAAAGATGTCAGATAATTCATTAACCCAAAATAATTTAGGCATTTTAAAAAAACCTGTAAAGGCAAATAAATGTGATAGATTTGTATCTTTTTTGTAAAAAACAAATTCATTATCATTTAATGTGTTATAAAATAACGATAGGTTGATTGAATATCTACCTGTTAGTTTGATTAAATAATCAACGTCTTTTAACTTAACTGAATTTTCAATAGCGTAGTTAATTATGTTACGTTCACCAAATCCTTTACCTAAGTTTCTGTCAAAATTGTTTCCGTCAAACTGTAATATTTCAATTCTGTTATTATTTAAAAATTCAGATATAATTCCAAGGTCGTGGTTTGAATTTTCAACAAATACAATATCAACATCTGTTTTATCCAACAATGATTTAATATTCTGATAATAATCATTTGTTCTATCATTAATATTTGTTCTCTGAACATTAATACAAGAGTTTGTATTTATAGTACCTGTTAATAATATGACCATAAGTTTAGTTTTTAAAATATTAAATATATATTTTCACCAATTGATAAATAAGTGTCAGGACCCAATAATATTGGATTATCTAAAATTTGTTGAGTTGGTGTTGATGATGGTGTTGGTGTATGGGTCGGTGTTACAGTAGGTGTTGGTGTTAATGATGTTGGTGTCGGTGTTGGTGTTTGTAATGGACCACAACTTGGACATGGTGTAGTTGTAGTTGTTGTTGTGTATGGTCCGTTAACACAACAAGGAAATTCTGAAACATAACATGTTTCATATTCTAAATCATTGGCGATAAATGATTCCTGAACATACACATTTAATTTTTCTCGAATAGGTAATATTAAAACACCTTCATCACTTCTTAATAGAAATTGTCCTTCATATTTACCAACACGGTTAGTGTCAGTTGAATTTAACTGATAATAAATATAATATTCAGGTTCTGAATTTGGGTCAAGAAATGTCTTCTCAACAAATCCTGCTGGTTTAGAACTTATTTTAGGTACACCTGTATCAACATCTACCATAGAAAAAAAGATTGCTGATAATTCTATCGTTTTCATAAAATTATCAAAATCACTTCTTCCGTTATTAACTACTTGTAATTTTAATAAAGGTAATGTTGCATTTTTTTTTATAAAAAAATCCATCTACTATTTTTACTTATAAATAGTTTGATATTGAAAAAACAAAAGAGGTATTACAACCTCTTTTAACTTTCTTTTCTTAATTCTCTACTATAATGGTCAAATCTATTGTGTTCAGTTGGTGTTAATAATAACAAACCAAAATTTAAATTACCTTTCATTAACTCTTGATACATAAAACTCATCCAAGTTTGTTCATAAGGGTGTGCCCAAGTTGTATTTAAAAACATTTTTTTACTACCTGATTTTGAAACTAATTGAGGCCAATTACAATAGTAAATCTCACCTGTAACATATGGGACACCATCAAATGATTTAACGTTTTCATATTTTACTTTAGGTGCGTTAGGGTCAGTACCTTGTTCAGGTAATCTAGGGTATTCAGGCCAAAATTCATCCCTAACAACTTGTGGTACGTTATACCAAGACCATTGAACTGAGTTGTCACCAAAAAACTCAGTAAAATTTAATTTTAAAAAATCAAAATTTTCTTTTTTAGAAATTGATATTGATTTTTCATATAATCCATCAACCATTCGATTAAACCCATTTCTACATACGTCACCTTTTTTAGGGTAGAAGAACATATCATCCTCAAAAAAGAACATATATTCTAAATCAGACTTTTCAAAATGTTCGGCAATCCATTGTCTTCCACCACAAATACCTAAATTATCTTTCTTAATATGTTCAAAACCATATTTGGAACATAACTCACTATAAATAGGTGTTGTGGTTAAATCAGTTGAATTATCTAATAATATTTTTCTTGGTTTATCAATAAAATCTTTATCGTATTCTAACATTGAAGTAATTAATGTTTCTAATTGTTTTGGACTATTAAACCCAATAACGTATAACCCAACTTTATCGTTAACAACAGTTTGTGATGTAACAGTTGATATTGAAGGTGTAACACTGTTTGATAAGTTTGAAATTACTTGAACTGTTTGTTTTAACTCTAAACTATCATTTTTTAAGTTTTCGAAAAATGTACCAATTAAACCATTTTTTTCAATTTCAAAATAACTAACTAATTCAGGGTGTTTATATAGAAGTATGGAGAATAAACTTTCTTCAGTACCCATTAAACCATTACTTAATGTTTCATTTAACAATGAGTAATAAATTCCATTAACATTTGATATAGTATCTTTATGACCTCCAAAAAATCCACCTCTACCGACTATTTCAACTTTATTTCCGGCGTATTTATTAATTTCAGAATAATTAAAACCGTGAATTTCAGTTTCGGCGTCATATGGAAATGCGACAAATGTAAAGTTTTTTAAATACTTAGGTAATTTTTCAAAAACTTTATCGTGTGTGAAATAACCTGGATGAACTGTATTAGTAATACCGGCATCTAACCAAAATAAATAATCAGAATTAAACTTATCCATAATTCTGGCATCATTAAGTAAAAACATTTTACTCATAACCAATGGATTATATAATTCTAATTTTGATTGTGTTGAATCTTTTAACCAACTAACTTGATTATACCAATCAGGATTAATTCTTATTTTTTGTATTTTATCAAAATAATCGTTATT